CGTTGCCAGTCGCGACTTTGCAAACCATCGCGTACTCGCTCGACCAGATTTGCTCCGGCGTTGCGGTCAGCCCTTCGTCTGCTCCGTTCTTCGACGATCCGGCGATGATCACGAAGTCTAGATCGAACACCCTCGCCAGCATCTCGGCGGTGATGTCGCTAGGCTTGCTCGCGTTACCAGCCCCAGCACTTTCGATCCGCTCGATGATCTGATCGAGGTTTCGAAGGTTGCGAAAAACCTTGCGATTGATGATCAACGCATTAGGCCACAAGCCCGAAGCGTCATAGACTTTGTTTACCGCGGCCTCAACGTCGTTGATCGGCGTCGCGTTTGTCGTGTGGTTGGTGTCCCACTCGTTCGTGATCGCGGTCGTTAAGCCGGACCCAGTCCATGTCGTCGTGTTGAAGATCGCACTTGCGACCCGCTGCTCGGCACTGCGAAGAACGGCAGAATAAGCCCTAGCGGTGCAGACTTGCTCCAGGTCGAAGTAATCCGCATACATTTGGGCTTCGTTGTCGTCTACAACCTCTTCTGCCCCCTGTTCGCGCGTCGCATAGACTGCGTCGTCGAATTGGAAGTTTCCGCGGTTGTAGTTGCTGCCGGGCGTCCGAAGCGTCTCCCGTTTTTGCAACAGGTCTTCAAGCTTGACCTTCCCAAAGTTGCCGGCGGCGCTCCGCACTTCCATAACCGGAAGCACTCGCGCCGCGACGTAGCCCGAACGGTCGGCCTCCAGGTCGTACTCAAAGTAAGACGCGAGGTCGGGCCGAAGGGTTGCCAAACTGGTGATAGGTGATGCCATGTTTCAATTCTCCTTTGTGTTGTGTGAAAAGCCGATCAGGTAACAGCGGTATCGCCGTGGTTGTACCTAAGCACTTCGATAACCGATCCGTCACCGCTTGCACTCTCCAGTGCCGTGCCAATCAGGAATGCCGTCGAAGCCGCGGTGTCTTGAACCTTGCCGTTGGCCTCGGTGTAAACCAGTGACCCAACGGTCACGGCTTCAATCGAAACCATCTTCGCGGTCCCTGCTGCCGTCCGAAGCCGAACGGTGATCGGATCACCGGCGGCATAAGCGGCCGTCTCTGCCGTGCCGATGTCGCGGTCGGTCAATCCGGCGACGGTGACGCGGCCGTCACTATCAAGCTTCACCCGAAGGTGCTGTGCGATCGCTTCGTCTGCGATAAACCCCTTCAGGTTTCCGTCAACATACTGACTCATGTTTCAGTTCCTTTTTTTGGCTTGTGGTGTAATCAGCGGACGTTGGCTTCGGCGACTAGAGCTTCGGCGAGTCCAGGGTTTTCGCGTCGGGCAAGTGCCACCGCCTTTCGGCGATCGTTGCGACATTTGCCCAAGGCCGAAGCGACTGCCTCGTCCCATCGGGCACGGGCGGAAATGCCTTCGGTTGACTTAGCCTTGGCGATCGGCTTGACACCCTTTGCCTTGGCTTGTGCCATCTCTTGCACTTCATCTTCTTCTTCCGTCTCCATGTCGCCATGTTCGACGGATTTCGCCTTGCCCATCTCTTCCTGCATCGCTGCGATTTGAGCCTTTAGCTCCGCGTTCTCCCGCATCATTTCTTCGACGGCTGCCGTTGCCACGCTGGCCATCGGCATTCGCTTCTTGAGGCAAGCCAAGACAAAATCAGGCTTGGCCTTTGGGTAAGCCGCTTCGATCTCTTCGAGGGTTGCGGCGACTGGTTGAGCATCGGACATAGATTTCTCCTTAGTCTTGCTCGGTTCTTCGCCGCTTGGCTTGGCGCTACATAACGCCAAAACAACACCGTGCGGCATCGATTCCATACGGGCCAGCGGTCGACCCGAAATTGGTTTGTCAGTGATCCGATTGACGAAGCCAAGCGACAACGCCTTTTCGGCGTTTAGATACGTGTCTCGCTTCATCATTTCGCCGATTGCCTCTTCGCTTAGCCCGCTTTTCTTTGCATAGGCCGCGGTCATTTTTTGCCGCATGTCGCGAAGCAATTCGGCTTCGTTCGCTAACTCTTCGTCGTCGCCTTCCGTGCCAAGGTAAGGCCGATGAATCATCAAGTAGCCGTTTGGCGTGATCTCGATTTCGTCGCCAGCCATCGCGATAAACGAAGCAATCGAAAACGCAGACGACTTGACCGAAACCTTTTTTGGTCCCTGATAGGCCGCGATTGCGTCGTATGCCGCGAAACCTTCGATAACGCTACCGCCTTCCGAGTGAATCTCAATTTCGATCGGCTCGGTGCCGTTTTCCGGCAGTTGCGACGTAATATAGGACGCCGAAATCTCGTTTGGCTTAGTCCCGATCAGCCCATCAATTTTGATAACCTTAGACACCTTCGATCACCTCCGGCGTTTCGACCGTTCCGTCTTTTGCGTCCGCGATCAATGCGTCCACCGATGCCTGCGAAAGTCCGATTCCGCCAAGAAAAACACGGGCCGCCGCTTCGCTTGTCGTGCCTGCGATCATTTCGTCCAGCACGTCCTTGATTGCCTTGCGGTTACGGTTCCACTGCTGGCGGGTAATCCCAGCGAACTCGCCTGTCGGTGTAGCCGCTTCGGTGTCGCTTCCGGCCGCTGCCTCTTGCACCGCAACGGCGTTCGGATCTTGCATCGCCATCGTGGTTCCGGCTGGCATCGCAAGCGGGATAAGGTCTCGCCACGTCACCGGTGCCAGCGGGTTGCTTGCGTTAATCTTTGCCGCTGCTTTGTTAGCTCGCTCGATCGCATAGACGTTATCGTCGATGATTTCTTCCGCGATCGTCTCCCAGTCCTTGCCGCGAGCCGCGTGCATCCTTCGTGGGCTCGTTAGAGCGTTGCGAAGTTGCGTTGCGTCGCCCTCGGCATCGGCTACCGGCTCGATATAGGACCACGTCGGCAAGTTCCAGACGTGTCCGAAGATGTCGACACCTGACCGCTTTGACGCTCGCCGCATCGCGGGCTCGTTTTCAAGCAAACGCGATACCCACCACCGCCAAGCAGGCGAGTGAAGCCGCCGAACTAAGTTCAACTGATCGGCGATAAAGCCTTTGCGGGCCTCATCAACGGCACCACGCCAGCCGCTAAAGTTCGTTTCGCTGCCATCCATCAAGACCAAGCACAGCGGCAGACCGAAGTTAACGCCGATGATCTGAAGGATAAGTTTAACTTGGTCGAAGTATTCGGCGTTCGGCACTCTAGGGCTAAATCCTTGCAACTCTTCTCCGGGCACGCCGTCAATCATCATGCCGGGCTGAATGCCTTCAAGTTGCCTAACACCGCTTCCGGTCGGTTGCGCTGAAGCATCGCCGAACATGCCATCGACAGAAGGAAGCGAAGGCGAGCCCGCAGCGATCTTGCGGAAGATCGCGAAGCACGAAACCACCTGCTGTTGGACAAGCTTCGCAAAGTTGATGTCTTCGAGCATTCCCGAATACGCGAACACCGGCGCGAGTTGCGTAACGCCTCGGTTCTGCCTAACCCGCTTCGGGTTGTAGACATGAAATACTTGCCGCAAGCCTTCGCTATCGCGAACGTCAACCGGTCGCGACTCGCCTTTTAGTCCAAACTCGTTTAGCTCTTCGAGAATGTGATACTGAATCCGCTTGCCGTATCGATCTGTCGCGATTCCGAGGAAGGTGTTTTCAATTCTGCTCTTGGTCTTAATCGAATGGGCTTCGACAAGTTGAAAAGACCCATCCTCGGTCCCGAGAACAACGATGTCGCCGTCGATTGATTCCGACCGACACGCCTGCCGTTCCATCTCCTTCCAGGTCAATTCTCCGGCTACGTCGCATTGGTCCGGGTCGTTTGAAAAAGACTCCCAGCGGTTGTACAACTCCAGGTCAAGCCCTTTGTCGCCGGTTGCTGGATGCTGCACGAAACCGCTTTGGACGATGTTGTCGACGCGGCGATCAACTAGCGTGCCGACTAGCCCGTCGTTGCGGTCCATGTCGCGGGCTTGCTCGATGTCCGCGTAGTACTTGTCCTCGGTGCGGTAGTGATAATTCGGCCCGGTGCCTTGCGGGTTGACGCCAGTGCGGCGACGGATGAACCGGTTCTCCCGGCTCATATCGTAATCGGCCCGGATCTTATCGAACGAAGCCGCGATGCCCCTGGCGTCTTTGTACTTGCCCATTAGCGGAACCTCGTCGCACTGAGGAACCGCAC